TACTGACTTTTAATAATCTTAGATGTTTAGTTAATAATGGCATTGGAATATACTGTGAAGCTAACGCTACTTGCGTGCTAAAGGGAACTATTGCTACCATATCCGGAAACTTTTATGGAATGTATACATTAGCTGCTGGATGTTTGATTTCAGCAGAAAAAATATCAAAGGCAAATAACAATGACTACTTTATGTATAATACAGGTAAGATTACAATTGGAGAAGTAACAGATTCTTCTTATAATTCATCATGTTCTGTGTATAATAACGGAGTAACTTCAATTAATAAGATTACAACTACAAATAATGCAATTGTCATTAAACATGCAACTGGAACAATTTACTTATATGACTGGACATCTACTTCTGACACTGCTGATATCGAGTTTGTTGCTAACACTACATATTACATAACTGACTGCTTTATTTTTTCAGGTAAAAATGACGGTACTATCAATAATGATTATGTATATGCACTACAGGGAACTATAACTAAACAGAATTCCGTTAAAGAAGCTGGTACTAATTATTCTATCAAATATTCTCCATCAGGTGTTAGAAGAAAATCAGAATTTCCACTACAATTACCAATTACTAATGGTTATTTAATAGCAGTAAATGCAAATAAATTGGTAACTTTTACTGTCAGAATGAGAAAAACTGCTACAACTAATATTATAGGTGGGATTCGTATTGCAGCACCTCAACTTGGAATCACATCAGCATCAACAATAGACTGGAAAATGACAAATACGGCAGATACTTGGGAAACTGTTACGGCTACATTTACTCCAACCGAAGCAGGAGTTATAGAACTTACCCCTTATGCTTATTATGCAGATGCTGCTTCTACATATACTGATTCTGTTTATTTTGGTGCAATTACCATTTCTCAAGCTGATTAATAGGAGGATTTTATGATTACTAAAATGGAATATGTAGATTGTGAAAAGAATATGGCAAATAAGTATTATGCTCGTATTGATTTTGGAGATTTTGTACAGAGTTTTAAATTCCAAGAACAACCTACTTTAGATGAAATCATGGCTAAAGCACAAATTTTTAAAGATAACTACGAAAAACAACTAGAAGAGCAAAGACTTTTAGATGAAGCCGAAAGATTAAAGGAACCACAATAATATGGCACTCCCAACCACAACTGATATTAAAAATGGAGATTTTGCCTTTTTTGGGTGTCCTTATTTTGACGTTCAAGCTAGAACTGATATAAATACCCTAAATATGGACTTTGCCTTTTTTGGGTGTCCTTTTACTTCTACACCAGATGGTGGCGGACCTCCTCCCGTTACAACGCTAGATTATGGTATATTTTTCGGCTGTAACTTCTAAATAACGGACATTACTTTTTATGATATAATTAAGGTAGTTATATTTTTACTGAAAGGAGTGAATTATGTCAGATTTCGATAAAGACCTAGATAACTATTCTGAATTGTTAGAAAAATCAGCAATTACCGAAATCGAGCTTATAGAGCCAATTCAAAAATCAGAGGGAGAATTTGAAATGAAAGAATTATTTGATACAATTTTAGCACTTGGACCAGAAGGCTTAAAGAAAGCTCTTCCATTACTTTCTGATGACCAAGCTGAGATGTTAAAAGAAGCTTTACAAGAAATGAAGAAAGCTGCTGAATTCAAACATCAAGGCGATACTAAAGAACTTGCTGGACAGAATGCTACTACTAAAGATGGCGAAGAAGTAAATAAAGAAGATGAAAATGCTGATGCTAAAAAGCAAGTTAAACTTCCAGAAGGAATGGCAAAAGCTGCTATAACACCTGAAAAGATAACAGATGCTCCACAAGCTAAAACTATAATGGGCAAACTTGATGATACAATACTTCAAGAAGAACTTGCAAATGATGATGTGGATGAAAAACTTGTAGACAAGAAAAATAAAGATGTTAAGCCTCAAGGTGATGATTCCGTACTTGAAGGTCAGGTTATAAAAGCTGAAGAAGTTGAAATGCCTAAGAAAGACTTCGTTGAAGAACATGAAAAACTAGTTGAAGTTCTTAAAGAAGGGAAACCTGAAGAACAGAAGAAGGAAGGCGAAGAACAAGCTAAGGAACTTAAAGAAGAAATTAAACCTGAAAGCAAAGATATAGCAGAAAAGACAGAACTTAAGAAAGAATGCAATGCTCCTGCTCCTATGAAAAAATCAATAGTTTGGACCGAAGAAAATATCCTTTTAAAAGCTTGTACTGGTGGAAGAAACTATCATGTATCAGTAAATGACATATATGATGCAGCAATAGCTGAAATGAATGCTCCTGCAAAAGAGCTTGAAAAATCAGAGAAATTTGATGTAAATACATTTATTGAAGATAAAATGGACAAGTCAATCAATGAAGTAAATCGCATTTCAAGTATAAGAGACCATAAGACAGACGAAACAGTTAAACTATCTAAGAGTTTTGCTGACGTTGACATGATGAATGCTCTTGGTATAACAGAAGACGAACTTAAAAAGATTTTGGGAGAATAATACTCTCCCTTGGAAATATAGGGGAAGAGAATGTCCAATACTAAAAAGAAAGATAAGGCTACCGTTAATGCCACTACGCAAAAGAAGCCTAGTTGGAATATGTCTGAACCTGTATCAATTAATGACCCTTATGCTAGTAATAGAACGTCGCTGACTCCAAAAAACTTCGAACGATTAATTTTGCAACATGGAATTAGAGTAAAGATTTATCGAACTTTCTTTTGCCCAAATGTTAAAGATGTGGATAGTGGTCAACATGAGATAGATTGTCAAGTTCCAGGATGCAGTAGAGGGTATATTGATGTGGACCCAATCGACACAATGTGTTTAATCCAACGTCAGGAACTCATTAAAAGACAAAGTGCTGAAGGTTTCGTGGATGACCAGTCATGTCATGGAACATTTCTTTTAGGAATAAATCTACAATACATGACCCTTGTGGAACTTCAAGACTATTTTCAAATCTATTACGAATTAATAAAACGTTCAACTGGAGATTCCGATACTACTAAATTTTCTGCAAAAAGAGTTAATATCATCATGGATAAAAAAGGAATCCGTTATTATCAAACTATAGATTTTCATGTATCTCCAACTGGAACAATTCAATGGATAGCTAATCGTGGACCAGAAGCTGGAGAGATTTATAGCATTCATTATGAAAGTAATGTGAGATATCGTTGTACAAAAGCAGTACAAGTTTCGAGATTTACTCAAATCAAAAATAGTGACGGAACTGTTGCGTTCCAAAAAATGCCCGAGCTGTGGACCTTAAATCGTGAATTCATGCCTAAAAACTTAGATTTTAACGGTAATGAGATTTTACCTAATAAAATAGTTGATGATGACGACTCTACTGAAGAGTAACTTTTCCCTCATTTAATTGATTAATTAAGTCATCCACATGAGCATCTACATATTCATCGAAATCGTCTATAAACTTTAGAAACCATTGTGGGTCTTTAAACCATGCTGTTTTTATTCCTTTAGGAGTTGCTTTGGTTACATTTATTGTAAAGGTTTCTGTATCTTCGTCACATACTAATTCTATATAATATTCTCCTTTAAAGTAACCATTATTTTCCATCTTTTCCTCTATAGATTAAATAACTTCCATAAATTATAAATGTGCCCACAAATCCTAATATGAATCCTAGAAATAGTCCATCTAATAGATTATCTATCATTTTTTGAATACCTTATATCCAATTATAAAACCCAACACCAATCCACTAATTCCACCAATTGCAATAAATTTCATAGCTTCAGCAAAATACATTCCAATGTAACACATAAAACCTCCTATTTCTTTTTATCCATTTTTTCGTTTATTGTTCTAAGTAATTTAATGGCAAGTGCAATGGCACCTCTATCTCGTTTATGTAGAACTATCTCATCTGCATCAGTAACGTAAATAGTATCTCCTTTCTCGTTTGTTTCACCTTGATTTCTAGCTGACCTTGTAAAAATGGGTTGACCATTGATTAAGATGCTAACCGTAATCATTTTATATCCTCCAAAAATACTACGTTCGGATACTGCCTTAAAACTTGTATCCCATCACGAATAACTTGTTCATAAATATTGAATCTGTTTGCCAAACCACTACCCAAAGTGGGAATTAAAAAGGTATATTGTGGCTTCTCTATTATAAAACGAGTCAATTTCTCAAGTTCATATTTAAAGACCAATTTATAAGGTTCTGGTTTATAGTAAGATGCTGCATCTAAGTTAGGATACTTCTTGGTAATAAAGCCATAAGTGTTGTCTTCGTTTCTACAAGATGCTTGTCCTGCCGTCCCTTTTCTTATTATGTTATCTCCAAAAACAAAAATGTGCTTTTTATGCAGACGTAGCCATGCACAAGTTATTACTGGAGGTATGTTTCCAGTTCCTATTTTTTTCACAATTTACTCCTTAATGCTTTCTCTAAGCTCTTCCATGTCCTTACATATATTGCAATACCTTTTTTGTGGGTCACTTTTTTTACATAAGTAACAAATTTTGGCAGCACTTTTTGCAAGTAACTTTCTTAGGTCAGCATTGTCTTGCTCTAAGTCTTTTTTCTGAGTTGCAAGCAATTCCTCATCTGTTTTTGCCTTTCTTAGTTCTTCTGGCGTTTTACACATAAAATATTCCCCCTTTAGTTAAAACTCATCCTCACTGTCTATGTCATCCATCAAATTGGTGTCGTAGTCCCTATAATCATCCCAATTCATTTCCATCCAAGCATCTGCTCCACATTCATCACATTTACCCGTATTGTGTTCTGAGATATTACCACAACATCTGCATTCGTATTCTATTATAGGTTTTTTACTCATAATAAATATCTCCTTTATTTACTAACCACAATTAGTAAAACCAATGCTGCAATTGATACTGTTCCAGCTAACATTAAAACCTGAACTAAATCATTTATAACTTGAGTTTCCATGATTACTTCCTCCCTTTTTTAGAACAAACATGAACCACTAACATCATTCCCAATAATTGAACCCCAAAAACTAATACCAAGAGTACTAATACATTAAGTAATAGTTGCATGTTATTTCTCCTTTTTTATATAAGTAAAATTGTGATTCTTACAGTATGGATTTATGCAGCTTGTCATTCTTCTAAAACCTATCTTATTGGAGGGAAGATTAACTAAGGGACCGTTGCATTCTTGACATTTTCCCTCAAAAGATACTTTCTTGTCATTTCTAATTTCTTCCAAAAGTTCTTTAATGAACACGGTTCCCAATACCACACATGATATTATTCCAAAAGTGATTATAATTCCTAATAACATATCATTTCTCCTCTATTTTTAATTTCTTTCTCAGTTTAGCAAATCCCTCATTTTGGATTTGTCTGATTCTTTCTTTTGAAAGACCTACTTGATGTCCAATTTCGTCTAAGTTCATTGGTCTGCTTTCTCCAATTCCGAATCTTAATCTCAATATTTTTTGATAACTTTCAGGCAATTGAGCAAGAACTTCCCTAATTTTATCTTTGAGCAATTTCTTACTTACTGAGTTGTATGGGTCATTATCCTCGCTCATATCTATAATCATATCCTTTAACTGTAAGTCTTGAGAAATCTGAGTTTCAATAGAAATGGGTTGACCGACTAAAGAAATGATAGAAGAGACTTGCTCCTTTGTAAGTTCAGAGTGTTTACAAATCTCCTCTATCGTGGGCGTTTTACCATTCTCTGCTTCGAGTTCCATTACTGCCCTTTCTACTTTGGGAATTAAATCCTGTAAGTAGATTGGAACTCTAATGATTCTTGATTTATTAGAACCCCCCCTTTGAATAGTCTGGTCAATCCACCAAGTAGCATATGTGCCGAATTTTATGCCTCTTTGGTAGTCATACTTGTCTATAGCTTTCATTAACCCAATGTTACCCTCTTGAATTAAATCATCGAAATCTAGCCCCTTATTGAGAAATAACCTTACTCTGGAGACAACTAATCTTAAATTCGATGTTATTAACTTATTTCTATCGGCTTCAACTTGTCTTTTTATCTTTACTATATCACTTCCCAATGTTTTTATTACTTTAATCTGAGTTGGAGTTAATCTATTATGAAGGTAATAATTTGAGATTTCTTCTTGGTCATTTAGTGCGTTTATAATCTTAGAATTCTTGGGAGCACTATTTTCATAAAATTCATAAACTAATTTATTGTATTCTACAGCATTGTTTACTTGTAGAACTTCATAATTATGTTTTGTTCTTTTTTCATAATCTTTCAGTATTTTGCAGGTTTCTTCTATTGGCTTAATAAAACTTGTAATGGCGAAATTGGTTAATGCTAGTTTAAGTAAAGATGATAATATTAACTCTTTTTCACCTTTTATTGGTTTTTCAAGGTAATTTTCAATCTTTATAAATAATGCTTGACACGCTGCGTAAGCATCCTCTTTTTCATTCTGTAATGAATCCCCTTCTACATTTTTAAGTAGTTTAAAAAGATAGGAATGGTCACTAACTAATTTCTTCTTGGAAGATAAAATAGCCTGTAAAAAAAGAGTTGATGTGGCACTCCTTTTAATTATGGCAGTCTCATTTTTATCTAATTTTTTAGCTATCTCAACTTCCTCATCTTTTGTAAGTAAAGGATAATTGTTTAACTTAGATAAATAAGATGAAATTAATTCTTTGGAATTTTTCATTTTGTCTCCCTTGGAAAGCATTTATAAAACAGCATAACCGAAATAGTAACAGCACTCACAGCGTAACTCAATATCAGGGGAACGTCTCTAGTTGGTAATATATAAATCATCATACAAAGAATCCCTGAATGCCACATAATTAGCATTGTCCATGAAATCCCATTAGAGTGACCTTGCTTATAACATGCAAGGGCTTGAGGAATCCCACATAATGCTAGTAATGTGCTACCTAACCAACCTAAAAACATGCAATCTCCTATCTAATTTAATATAGAAACTTTTTTAGCTTTAATTGTTCTGGAAAAAAGCTTCTCAAAGTCATCATCACTTGTAAACATATATTGATGGGGAATTAAACTTAAAATCTTTCTTATGCTATTCTCAGCCTCTACTTTGGTAGAAAAAGGACCGTAGACTTTTTTTGCTATGTTAGCTCTAAGCATGAAATCTGTAACGGTGTGATAATACTTTTTCATATAGTCTCCTTTGGTTTCTTAACTTCTCACTACACTATAATAACATACTTTGAGAATAATGTCAAGAGTTATTTTTATTTATTTTAAAAATTATTTTTGCATTTTGCAAAATGCAAAATAGGACACCCATAAATATATCCAAATATACCCGAATATGTCCGAAAAGACTTACTCATAGGGGGGTCTCAAAAATGATATAATTATGTCAGAGGGAATATAGTGCCTGATATCAGTTTAAAATTTAGAGCAGAAGAACTAGGTAAAAGCCTTGATAACTTAGCAGATGAGTTAGAGGCAGAACTTACTAATGCCGTTCAGGATTTAGCTGAAAGTGCATATTCTTCTATTATAGCGGATGCTCAGTCTAAATTAAAGAATACTAGACAAGATTACCTTTCTGGCTTATCTTTTGAAAAGTTAGATGAAACTTCATGGCTTATTTCCCTTGATGGGTCTTGGGCTAATATGATTGAAGATGGATTTGGTCCTTACGACATGAAAGAAGTGCTTTTAAACTCAAAAAAGACTGTTCAGGTCGGCTCAAGAGCTGGAGAACCTTGGGTTCGTACGGGAGCAGATGGTGCAAAATATGCTGCGGTTCCTTTTGAAGAAAAACAGGCAAACATGTCTCCTTCTATGTTGACTTCTATGAAAGGAATGACCGCCACAAATGCTAAAGGTAGACAACAGAAAATAACTAAGATATTCAAGGACTTGTCTGGAAATCCGATGACGGGTAAAGTAGCTGTGGCTAGTTCTAAAAATCCAATGTTAGACTCCATGGTGAAATACCAGCATATAAATGAAAAAGGTAGCGTAAGTAGTGTTTACATGAATTACAGAATAATTTCAGAAAATAGCAGTGGTTGGAATCACCCTGGGTATTCAGGCTTGCATGCGTTCCAAGCTGCTCAACAATGGATAGAACAAGAAATGGACAATATTATAAAGACTTTATTATAGGAGCATACCATGAGCTTACATTTTCCAGAATTAATCATAGAAAGTATAATCAGGGAATCTCTTGCTACCTTACGAAGAGATACTTCTACCTTGAACCACCTTTTATCTGTTTTCACGGAAGACTACATTTCCAAGAAATACGGTCAGGAAGAGATTGAAAAGCTTAAGAAAATCATTCAAACTCGTGATATAGCTGTAGTTCATGCCCTTGCAGAAGTTGCAGCTCGTGAAAACTCCATCTCCATTCAACTTGCAAGCGAAAATGAAGCTACTAATTTAGCTGCTATAGATGATTTTGTGGATGATGAAGAAGTTCCTTTTGATACAACTGAGGATATTGCTTCCCAGATTAAGGTTTCAAATGTAACCATCACATCTTATGATGAGATTTCGGGGATAGCTTATATTGATGATGCCGATGACTTAACCGATGCTTATGCTTTTATGATGTATGAGGACTCTAATGGAGTTGAGTTTGAAATCTTGGGTCTTGTAAAGGATACCGGCAATAAACAGCTTTTCTTTGCTCCTTATTCTGAAATTGATTACTCTGGCGATGGCATGATTAAGTCGGTTTTTGATTATAAACAATTTGAATCTAGGGGAGTTAGAACCCAAGTTACTATCACAATTGGGATACATACGAAAAATGCTCTTTTAACAAAATACATTTATCAACTTGTTAAATTCTTCATAGTTTCTCATAAAAAAGAACTTATTGAAAGAAACTTTATAAATGCTACATTCTCTGGTTCTGATTTTAGCCGAAATACTCAATATATGGCAGACCATGTTTTTACTAGGTTTTTAACTATTACAGGTCAAGTAGAAGATGAATGGAGAAGTGACCAAGTAATTCCAATTGAATCTGCTGAGATTGTTGTCCAAGTAGCTAAAGATGTGGCTACCACAGAAGATTTAGGAAGAACGGATGCTACTATCCAAGTAAACGACAATTCTGACCAAGACGACCTAGATGGGAATGGCATTCCTGATGATGAGGAAATGTAACAATTTCAAGTCATTAACGTAAAATAATGTGCTATCCTAAATGGTGATATAATTATGATATGAATCTGAGATTTTTATTGGATTCATAGATTTATGATGAATGTTAAAAACGTACTAAGGAGATAAAACGATGGCTATCAAGAAAGCATGGAAGGGAGCAAACATAAGAAAGGCTGGTGCTTATTCTTACTTCAACGTCGACCAATCGGGTGGCAGCTATTTAACTGCTAATGATACCTTATTCATTATAGGTGAGTCAAGCATGGGAGCACCTGGGGACGTTTCAGGGATAAAATCCTTTTCTGCATCTCAAGTTGGTGAAGCAGTTGCTTATTATGGTAAAGGACCTATCGTAGATGCTTTAGTTGCTGGCGTTAGACCTTCTAGTTCATCTTTAATCGGTGGATTCGGAAAAGTATTAGTTTGGAAAACAAACTCTTCTACTCAAGCTTCTGTTACTCTTAGCTCTATGTTTACTATTAAAGCTAAAGATTACGGTGTTGATGGAAATAACATCTATATGTCAATAGCAAACGGTGTTGCAGATGCAGCTCGTGGAAAAATAATAACAGTTAAGAATTTAGGCGAAACAACTGAAATACTTCCTGAAAACGCAGCAGCTATTCAATTGTCAGTTTATTATGGAACAGCATGTACCACAGCTACTATGTCAATCGCTGGAGCTACAAAGGCGGCTAAGACCCTTACCACATCAATAGATAGTGGAGCTGGCTTAAGCATTCCTTTAGCAACTTATACAATTAAACAACTAGTTGACAAGATTAATACTTATGCAGGTTATACAGCAGCTCTTGTTAATACTTCAACAGGTACCGTTATTGCAGCTACTGATTTAGACTTAGTTTCTTCTTTAAATATAAAAGCTATAGGTAACATTCAGAATCTTTATAGACTACAAGAAGAAATCAAAACTGTTATAAACGAAAATTCTAATTATATAGAAGCTACCCTAGTTGCTACTCCAGTTGCTAGCGTTCCTGCTAACTGTACAGATACCTATCTTACAGGTGGAGCACAAGGTGCATCTATAAATACAGATTTTAGTGATGGTATGGCTAAATCTCTTGCTTATGAATATGGGGTAATGGTTCCTCTTATCTCTCAAGATTACACAACTGATATAACACTTGGTCAGATTTATGATGGTGGATTCGTTACTGATGCCGGTTCAACTTATACTATAGCAAGTGTAATGGCTGCTGGAAAAGCTCATTTAATCTTAAGGTCTTCGATAAAGAATAAAAAAGAAGCAATGGGTATATTTGGAAGCAGAAATGCAACTAAAGCTCTTCTTTATGCTGCTGCTGGAAGTGTGGCTTCTGAATTAGTTCAAGTTGCCGGTCAAGATGTTAAAATAAGTGATGCAACTGGAAATCTTAGATGGAAACAACCTCATATTTTAGCTGTTATGGCTGCCGGAATAAGATTGGGTAGCGAAATTGGAGAACCACTAACTCATAAATATCTTAATGTTATAGATTGTGCTCAGTATGTGGATATGGCTGGGGACGAAAGTTATGATGGGACACTGAACGTAGACACAGACTATGATGATATCATAGACGCTGGGGTAATGGCAGTAGAGAAGGTAAATGGCTCTTTTAGGATAATGTTAGATAATACAACTTATGCTTTAGATGGAAGTTTTGTATTCAATAGAGGTTCTGTAATGGCTGCTGCTCAATATGTTGGAAAAACTCTACGTGAGACTTGTGATTTAGTTTTTGTTGGAAAAAAAGTTTCAAATGGTGCTGCTTCTTCTGTTAAAAGTGTTCTAAGAAATAAGATGAAAGAGCTTAATACAGCTAACATTCTGGTAACCTCTATAGGCGCTCCTTATGGTTTTGTAGAAGATACTTTTATTGTTACACAAACTGGAAACACTACGACGGTGCAGGTTCAAGTTTATCCGGTTCAGGGAATGGATTTTATATTCATAACTTTTAGTCTTCTTGATTTAAAACAAAGTGCTTAACTAAGTAATTTAACTTTAAAGAATATAAGGGCTAGAGTAAAATCTTAGCCCTTATATTTTTATATAATTTATAAGATTTAGCTTGACTTCTTACTCATATATGATATAATTACATTATGAAATTAAACTTAAAATATAAAAATGTGGACATTAAATCTGATTCTGAAAAATTAGTACAAAATACTAAAGTAGATGCAATGTGTCAGCAATGTGGAACATGGGGAGAGGGAAAAAGAATAGGTGTGATAGATGCAACTTTAGCTAGACATGGTATCTACGTATGTAAGAGTTGTTCTATTAAAAATAGTTCAGCTAAAGCTACTAAAAAAAGAAAAGAAACTTGCTTAAAGAGGTATGGTGTAGATTCTCCTCTTAAATCTAAAACGGTAAAGGATGCTTATAAAAAAAGATGTTTAGAAAAATATGGAGTAGATAGTACAAATAAATTGAATTCTACTAATCTAAAAAGAAAAGAAACTTGCTTAAAGAAGTATGGGGTATCTAATGTTTTTTTAACTCCAGAAAATCAAGAAAAAATGAGAATTACCAATAAAGATAATTATAAGAAAGTTATGAATTCAATTAAATTAAAATATGGAGTAGATAACATTTCCCAGATTCCTGGTGTAAAAGCTAAAGCTCTAGCTAATAATCCTTTTGTCAAAGTTGTTTTATATAAAAATAACTGCAAAACATATGATGAGTTTTGTGATAAAGTAATGACGTATTTAATAGAAACTAAAAATGCTCCAAGTTCTAAGGAAACTCTACAAAACTTTAATTGTTCTAAAGATTACATACTAAGAGTTCTAGTGGTAAAGAATAGATTGGATTTAAAGCAAAAACCTAGAGATAGACTACTGGCAAAAAATAATTGTAAAACTCATGAAGAATTTTGTCAAAAAATAATAAAGTACCTAGAGGATACAAAGTTATTTGCAGGTACACCAATAGTTGCAAAAACTTTTAAGTGTTCTGAGAAAACTATCTCTGAAATTCTTCATTCTAATAATAGGTTTGATTTAATTTCAAAAGACTCTTCTACTTCTGGACAAGAGATAGAACTTGCTACTTTCCTAGAGAAACACACTAATTATCGTATTTTAAGAAATGATAGAAATTTGATATCTCCAAAAGAAGTGGATATTTTAATTCCAAATTTAAAGATTGCTATAGAATTTAATGGTTTAAAATGGCATAGTGAGCAATGTCTGAGTCATAAAAACTACCATTATAACAAATACAAGTCATGTCTTGACCAAGGCTATAAACTTTACACTATATTTGAACATGAGTGGGAAAATCATAAACCTCAAATTAAACAATTCCTTCTTAAATTAATAACTCCTTCTCAGAAGATATTCGCAAGAAAATGTACTCTTACTCAAGATGTTAATCTAATTAAGTCCTTTATCAAAGAAAACCATATTCAAGGATTAGCTGTATCTAACTTACATCTTAGAGGACTTTTATATAATGGAGAAATAGTAGCAGCTCTGTCTGTGGGTCAGCATCATCGCAAAACTAAGGCTAACTTAGTGCTTAATAGGGTTTGTTTTTCTAAATATACTATAGTAGGTGGCTTATCTAAAATGCTCAAATCACTGCCTCCTATGGAACTTTTAACGTGGTCTGATAATAGATTCTCTCCAGTTGGAAACATGTATATAAATGCAGGATTTACTTTAGTTGCAGAATATAAACCTGATTATTTTTATACTCATAATGGAAAAGCTTTCTCAAAACAATCTCAGCAAAAATCCCATACAGGATGTCCTAAGGAAATTACAGAATCTCAATGGGCTGTGGAGCATAAATTTTATAAAGTATGGGATTGTGGTAAGAAGTGTTGGAAACTAACTATAAAATAACTTATTTGCTTTCTGGAATCTCGTCCTTGTCGGCCCATTCATTTATGATTTCTCTCCAAGATGCACAACGATTATCATTGTAAATTCCAGCTTTTCCATAAAACTTCTTAAACTGCTCTTTCTCCACATCTGTCTTTAACATGCTCATTGCAAACATATTAGCTTCTGTTTCGTTTCTATCCCTTTTTGTCCACATCATTTTGTCTTTGGAATTGAAATAAAAGATGTGACCCATTTCATGAAGTAATGTGAAGTATTTGTATTTATAACTTAACTTAGGGGAAATGAAGATAAATGGTTCGTAGATTGGGACTCTTTTCCCTTTAGATTTAACGCAATATCCCCAATAATCCATATCAAAAACATGAATATGCATATCAAATGTTAAGAAAGCTGCTAGTTTGGTATAATTAGTTCTATACTTCATTTTTTGTTTTTCTCCTTAAATCTAGCATAAGTTTCTTTTCCCGAGCATGACCTACAAATATACTTGCCGTCTTTAGCTACTTTTTGTCTTACATTTTGAACATAGAGTACAGTTACCTTCTGACAAATTGGGCAAATAAAAGGTATGCGGTCCCTAGTCAAAAGTCTACTTTCCGGAGGAGTGAATAGTGGGTCTACATATTTTCTCCAATTACTCATTTACTAACCTCTATTACCTTTTCAGCATATTCCCTTGCTTCTGCATCACTTATTAAAAATCCGGAAGAACTATCATATTTATTTACAACTTGTCTGAACTTTCCAGATTGATGCATTTTTTGTAAGGTCTTTCTACTAAAGATAAAAAATCGGTCATAGTTTCCTATAACCCAAATCCACGAATTACAGTTCTTTTTATAAATCCCATCTATGTGGCCATACGTTTCCGTTTCTATATAAATATTTCCAGTTGATGAGTACATGCGGTCAAATTTGATTTCCCATCCTTGTGGATTCTCACCATGTGTTAATTGGTCTTCTTTATTATTGTAGCAAAATATGGGCAGCTTAAGCTCAATAAACAGCATATTGGAAACAAGCTCCTGATACTGTTCCCCCTCTTTTAAGTCTTGTGTGAAGTCTTGTTTCATCTATTTTTTCCCTAAAAGTTCTGGATTCTCAAATATGTTTCCTATTACAACTTGAGATATAAAATCTATACATTCTGTATTGGAAATAACTGCATTATAGGATATGCTTTTTAATTGATAAGAACTTCCTGTCCATACTACAATTCTAACGGAGTCATATGGGTGATTGGACTTCATAATATCGCCCTCATATATGTCCTTTTTTCTAGCATCGATAAGTCCTGTATGTTTAGAAATTGTGAACATTTCCATATCTTCTAGTAAGAATACCTTTAAATTAAGACTTCCTTCAGTATGATTCTCCTTATCCAAAATTAATAATTCTCCATTTGCCTTGATTAGAAAATCATCTCTCATTCGTTTTTCTTCGGAATCCCAAACCCTGAACCTAGTTTCTGGCATAATTACCTCTGACTATATTATATCAGGCTTCATGTAAATAGTCAAGGACTTTATGTAATTAAAAAATCGGGTCTGTGCTATAATATCTACATGAGTAAAAAAGTAGATTGGAATAAAATGTACAATGACCCATGCAAGAGAGTAGTTAATGCTCAAGGTAAATACTCTTCTGGGAAAGACATGCTTAAGAAAAGTTTTGAAATGGCTAAACAAATGGAAGAGATTGAAAAGAACATGAAAGAATTACTTCCAGTAATGTCTAAGTTATTTGAAATCAGATTGCAGAATCGTACTCCTTTGAAGGTAATGAGACCTATTAACTATGAGACATGCGAGATGGTTAAATCTGAAAAAAATGAAGGTTATGTAAATACTTGGAAGACTATTCACACTGGAGATGAACTTCTTCTTAAGAGTTTCGACCACAATTGTCATCTTTTCATCTTTACTAATAGAGCTGGAGAAGAACTAGAGATAGCTTACACAGACTATCAAAAATTACTAACAAACTCCGATATTTATGAAGTTTGTTCGTCAATATATAAAAAATAAAAAGGAGAGTGTATTATGAGTAAGACATTAAGTGGAAGCAGGGCGAGTTTGAAATTAAACGGAGTTAAGGTTGCATTTATCAGTGGAATTAGCGTATCTATAGACGACCATATAGTACCTATCGAAGTTCTTGACCAACTGGAAATAGCAGAAGGTGCTGAATGTGGCCATAGTTGTTCATTCTCCGCACAATTCTTTAAGGTTGATGAGAACGCAGCGACGGCAATAGGCATAGCTTATACTAACCTAGATGATGTATTATCTCAACCAGAATTGACAATGGAAGTTTATGACAGAATAGGCGATAAAGTTATTTTTACTATGAGTGGCGTTAAGCGTACTTCTGGTGAAGGTTCTATAAACGCTAGAGGCGTTTGGACAGGTTCTTGGAATTTTATAGGCAGAACAGCATCTGGTATATAATCTATTCTAAAGTTTAGAAATCTAAATAGGGATTACTGAAAAGTAGTCCCTATTCTTTTTCCTTAAAATCAAAAGGTACTTTAACTTCTAATTCTAGTTCTAATCCCTCTAATCTCTTTCCTACTGTATAACTATGAAGTGTTTTATCTACAGGATACACATGTATTACCGTCAATAAATCTATTCCATGTTCTACTTGAACTATTTTAAATTTCATCTTAGTAGTCTTATACTCATTTCTTATTTTAGTATTACATCGTGGACAATACTTAACTTCTTCCTCTACACCTTCACAAATCTTCATGAAGTATCTTTTTTTATCTGCATCATAGTAAATACTTTTTTTGGCAGGTCACGTAGGAATCGAACCCACATCAAAAGTTTTGGAGACTTTCGTTCTACCATTGAACTAGTGACCTATTTTTGATTTACTTCTTAGCTTTTTTAACTGCTTTTTTCTTTGTCTTAGGTAATTTGTTTACCATAATAGCGTCTGCTAAAATCGCTAGAAAAAAGAAACTTAATAATCCAATAACTGCTGCAAATGTGGCCATAAAATCCTCCTTAGTCTGTTTGTGTTTCTATAAATTTAATTACTGACGAGAGTGGTATAAAGTTTCCAAGGTCAGAGAATGGTAACTTTATAAAGTTTAATACCTCATTAGTTCCTTGTGGAAAGAAGTCTTGTCCGCTGTTGATTACTCCAATAAGTTCGCCATTGCCGTTAAATACCGGACTACCACTAGCTCCACCATATGTTTTAAAATTTGTTCTAGTTAGAGACATGTTACCTAAACACATAACTTCAACTTCTTTTTTCTTTTTGTTTATTTTTACTTCTAATTTAAAGGCTGTTCCTCTAGCTTCACAGTAAAGTTTAAGTTCACTTTCAAGTTTCTCTACGCTGCCAATTCTAGTTGCTAATTCAAGATAATCTGAATAACTTACTAAATAATAATCAAAACTTACGTCCATATTTTTAGTATAAAAAATTACTCCGTCCTGTGCCATGTACTCTCTTGCTCCATATCCTATTGTGTATATTAGAATATCAGTGAGTTCATTTTTAGCTATTTTTATGGCTGGAATCTCGTCATCAGTTTCTGGATAAGCAAGTTGCATCATGCATAAATCTAAATTGAAATCAAGTCTCACGACACTTACTACAACTTTATGTTTAGGATTCTTTAATACTAATAAAGGAGCTGTGTCACATACATGGGCATTAGTTAAGTAAAACTGTACATCATTGTATTCTACTTTAAATGCAGTCCCACTCGCCATATCTACTGTATTGATTGCCATGAAAACTGATTCTTGATTCTGTGATTCTATTTGAGTTATATTTCTTGTAGCATGTTGAGTGTAGAAGGTTATCGAGCATGCAAACAATGATATTATAAATAGTTTCCTTAACATATAATCTCCTTATTTCTCAGTTGTAAAAAACATAGATGTGTCTATTTCTTTTTTCTCTTTTGATTCAAAAATTTTAATTGGTTTTGTTATTAGAGGGCATTTTGATATTTCCATTGTAAGATATTCACATCCAAACATTCCACATACTGCTACATCTTTAATTTCAGTAGCAAGAACTAATTCTTTTGGACATGTTACATAAACTTCGCCATCATTAGCATTAAGTTTATTTGCTTGGTCGATATTCATCCAAAGATTATTATTTATCATAGCTTTATAATCAGCATAAGCTAATTTTAATCTATCTGCTATAACTTTTTCATGAGCAACTACTATTCCATTGAACATATTAAATAGACTCTCTACTCGAGGAAATTCTCCCATAAAACCACCTGCTGCATTATGTGACATTATTACGCCATCATAAGTCATGTATCTTTCTGTGCAATTTTCAAAGAACATAAATGCTGCTGAGGCTGCAAAGTTAGCTATACATATAGTTTTTATGTCAGTATTTCTTAAAATTCCAATCATTGTAGACATAGCAACTACGTCTCCACCTGGCGAACTTATATAAACATAAACTTCCTTTTCATCTGTTGTAAGCATAAATCTTGTAAAATCTTGAGCAAGTGAGTCAGTAACTTCTTCACTGAATGAGAAAAACTTACCTTCTTGCAATACAACTTTTTTGCTGGAAGCCATTGCTACCGTAGACATCAGAGCTACTAGAACCAAAAACATCTTCATAAATTCCTCCTTTTACCTTTTTATATTATACTCTAATTACCATATAATGTCAAGTATTATTTTTTATATTTATAAATCCATGAATTACATACTTCAGAAACTTTCATAGATTCTTTTTTTGGTTCGCAATATACTGTGGTTAATAAAAAACATCCTCTTCCACAATTAGCACAAGTTTTGATTTCTCCTCTCGAGTCTGTGCTTTCAAATTGAGTGTCTTTAATTGCATCACATCCGTTACATCCAGCACAGCTTCCAGACCCATTAAAAGTACATCCTACGCCATTTCCACCACTAACTCCTACAGGTGCGGTATTTCCACTATTAGTAAAAGTTATAGGATAACCATGTGCATCATTCCAATTTTTTTCTGCTTCGTCATAAGTATATCCAGTTTCTCTAGTTCCACAATTCCAACACGAAACTTCAGTATACCCACTACTGTTTGTATTGTAAGAAGGACTCATTCCACAATTTTTACAGTCTCTAAGCATAAGTTACTCCTTTACCGTTACACTTTGATTAACTGATTTAAGGAATTTTTCTTTGTCCAAGATGCTCACATTAGTTCCAATTACTCTAGCAACTAAAGTTAATTTGTCGTAGATGTAAGTTTCTGATTCCTCTTTACGGGAAACAAAAATAGCTACTTCTACAGCATCAGTTAAAGTTGCAACTTGAGCCATTAAGTGACCTCTTGTTTTTACTGTGTACCTCATTTTAATCAACCTCCAATATACTTATCATAACATAAAATCAATTCAAAGTCAAGCATTTCCACAAAATTCTTCAACAATATGGTCCATCAATAAGTTTTCCATAATTTCCTGTGAATCAGTCATTCCTTTATCTATATAATCAAAAACAAATCTTCTGATAATGCCATAATCGTAAGAAAATCCCATGTGTGCTTTATCTAACTTTACGCAAACTTCTTCTACGATTTCTGTTGCTAAATCTTCTAACAATGCTTTTTTGATTTGGTCGTCGTTACTCATCTTAGTTCTCCTCTACTTGAAATAGTTCTCTCATATAATAATCTTTATTTTCTGGACTAAAGTAGTAAGCAGGATAGTCTCCTAAAAAGGTATTCATTATACTTGCTGGAGTTTCATTATCAATCATATCGTCGTTATGTGCTCTATCTAATACGCAATGTCCAAGTTCATGATATACAACAGATAATCGTGAATCCTCGTCAGCATCATACCAAAATTCAGGAGAGATTCTAACAGTTTTTATCATTGTAGGAAGAAACATTCCAGCAGTAATATACATTGTACAAATAGCAAGGGTTGTTCCATCTCCAGCTAATTCGTCGTCAGATAATTCTTCAATTTCAACTGTTACTTGACCTATTTTAGAACAATCAACTCCGTAAGTATAACATTCGTTTAAAAATGAATTTACGTAAGGTCTAGTTTCTTCTTGAATAGTTCCTTTTTGATACTGAACTAAACATGCTGATAAAGGAATTAAAACCAAAGTTACTAATAATAATAATTTTAAATTCTTCATTTCTTTTTTCTCCTAATTACTTTTCTATTGTAACAGATTTTAGTTACAATGTCAACAAAATAATTACATTTTTCATAAAAATTATACTTTTTAAAATGTTTAATGATTTCAGGTATTTGTGTAAATGGACATAACAACTATAGACTCTATGTGGTATAATTATCCTAGATTGTATAGATTTAAGATTTTAGATGGAGGATTTTTATGAGCAATTTCAAGGACTTAGCTAAGTCATTACCTGACCGAACTCAATCATTCGAGATAGACATAACAGGCGAAACAACTCGTTTGAAATATAAAGGTGAGTTTTCCTTTACAATCCCTAATCTGAAAGCTTCCGCATCTATAGCAAAAAATGAAGCGGTTTTAAATGGTGGACTAGATTCTATACTTGATTTTGGAGTTAAGAATCTTCATCATATGATTTCTTATCTAAAATTCACGATTACAAAATCCCCTAAATTTTGGGAAGAAAGTAATAGTGGTTACGAATTAGATGATGCTAATGTGGTAGAAGCTATCTATAACGAAGCATTAAAGTTAGAGGCAGCTTGGGTTAAAGCGTGTTGGGGAGATGATTCGGAAGAGGAAGAAACTGTAAAATGAAAAAGAAAGAAGTTGACATTCTTAAGAAACTCAAATATGTAGCTTTCTGTACAGCATGTATGCCTGAAGAAAAGATTACATTTGATGATTTTATTAAGTTTTGTAAATTTCAATTATGTCTTAAAAAAAATATACTATTGTTAGACCATATTTGGGATGACTACAGCAACGAAGATATAATCGTAGAATATTATGCTTTGCTTTTCGCAACAGACCTAAAAGAGCGAGAAAGATTTATTAAGACCTTGAAAGGAAAATTAGAAACAGAAGAGGAAGACCCTACAGCATGGATGGATGCTGCAATTGAAGAGAATCAAAAAGAATTACTTAAACTAGTAGACAATCAAGAAGAGAGTGTATCTTTTAAACCGGTAATGGGAGAATAACGTGGCTGAGAATAAAATTAGAATTAGTGCGGATACCTCAGATGTAAAAAAATCGTTAATGGATTTGAAAAAAACCATTCAACGAGACATGGGTAAAAGTAATATTCAACTATTTTCTAAAGATACCAATGATTTATTAAAAAAGGGAGCCACAAAAGAATTAGAAAAACTAAATAAAGAGGCTAAAAAATTAACTGACCAGATTAATGCTCAAACTAAGTCCTTAATGAGAGCAAAACAGGGAACTAAGGAATATGCTGCTGAATATACTAAGCTTTTACAAACAAGTAAAGAACTTGTTAGATTAAATGGGAGTAAGGGAGAACTTTCTAATATCTCTCAAAGTGGAATGAGTTCTTCGTCTTCATCTTCCTCTCGAGGTTCTGGAGGAGGATTAGCTGGTTTAGCTGGTTTAGCTGGTTTAGATCCAATTGTGGCTGCTGCGGTGGCTGCTGCGCTTGGTGTTGGCGGATTTGCTATTCATCAAGGAGTTCAGGGAGTAGGTAAATATCAGGAAAGTATTGGTACTAGAAATTTATTAATAGGAAGAGGGATAACTCGACCAGGTTTTACTGGTGGACAGGCTTCTGAAGCTGCTTCCTACGGTATGGATATAAATGCATTTTTAGAGGAACAACTAAAATCAACAAGTGCTTTTGGGATAGCAGGTTCTTCTAATCGTTCTGTTTTACAACGAACAAGATTTGAAAGAGGACATGGTGTGTCTCGGGGAACCCTATCTAATTTAGGAGGAGGACTAGCTTCTACTATCGGTGCTAGAGGGGCAAATGATGCAGTTAGCAAAATGATGTCATCTGCTGTGTCTGCTGGTTTGAAAGATGGAAGAGTAACTCAATACTTAGAGACTGCTGCAAATATGCTAACTAATATTAATGCTAGAGGACTTTCTGATAATGCACAGATACTAAGTACATTATCTGATGTGGTTGCAATGACCAAAGATTCTCCTGAAATAATATCTAATATATTGATGGGAGCTGATGCTTCTGTTCGTAATGCTTCTGGTGATAAAGCAGCATTTATTCAAGGTGCTTTTGCTAGAGCTGGGATTGGTGGTGGAACTATTTTAGGAACTCAACAAGTTATGAAAACTGGTTTATTCGGTCCAAGTAGAACTGGACAGACTGCTCAAACTATAAAGAATTGGGAAAAAATGGGAATGTTTTCTTCATTCAAAAGTAGAGTATCCGCTATGACTGATTATGCAGGAGCTGGTGGAATTTCTGCAAGACCAGGAACTCCAGAAGCGGAAGCGGCTTCTCTTGAAATTTATTCTAAACTTTTAGGAACAGATGATATTAGCAAAATAGGTAGAGGTAGAGAGATTTATGCAAAAGTAGCATCTGGGGAAATGACTTCTGCTCAAGGTGAGAAAGCTACTAAAGGCTTAAGAGATAGAACTTCTTCAGATTATTTAAGTGCTATTCAGAAAAATACTTCAGGATTATTAGAAATAGCTATAGCCAATAGAATGAGTGCATTGGGAGCTTTAGGAGAATCTGCTGCTCCGCTTGAAATTAAAAGATTAAAAGCTATGACTAAAGCTGATTATCTATTAGCTGCCACAACAGAAAAACTTACTGGGCCAGGTGCTATGAAAGTGGATGATGGTAAAAAGGGATATTACGAAGAATTGAATACTGAGATAAAACAACTAGGGGTTATATTTGGAGCTATTTCACAAAAACTAGCTGATGCTTATAAAAAATCAAAAGTTGTGCTACCTCCGGCAAAGAATACAAAACCAGGTAACAAATAATGATTGATACTAAATCTACAACCCTAACAAATGATGTTAAAAATGTTTCTGCTCAATGTAGAGTAATAGTTTATCAATGGAAACAGCAAGGTGTAAACAAAGACTTAACTCCTTATTCTCCAAAAGATGATGTGGACATTTCTTCTTCAGATGAAGGATTGACTCTATTAAGCGATTCTACTCCTATTGACATTTCGAGTAAAATAATGAATTTAACATATTCAAAATCCTTAGATTCTCCTTCAGGTGATTTCTCTTTTACAGTTGCTAATAGTGTGGAGTATGATGGGGTTACAGATTGGGGACAATTAATAAAACCAGGTACTTGGTGTGTGATTTATTTATCACAAGATAATGACTTAAATCCGGCTAACGATAAAGTTTGTGTTGCTGAAAATATTCCTTCTCCTAGTAAAATAAGATGCATTGGATACATTGAAAGAATTGCTGTTCAAACTGAAATAAATGAAAAAGGTGGATTTGATGCAGTTTTTGAAATGTCTGGAAGAGACTATGGCTTAGTATATGAAGATACTATACTTTGGTTTAATGGATGGTTTTATGCTTCATTTTTAAAAGAAGCAAATGTAAATAGTTGGTTGACTGTTGTTGCAAGTAAAACTTTAAACAATTTTTTACAAACTCTACATAACTTATTTTTAGCACCTCAAAAAATACCTGAGTTAAGTCATTATGACTCTACAAAGAGTATTAGTGGTCAAGTAAGACAGTGGTTACTTCCTTCAAGATTAATTTCAGATGCTGGAATGACTACAGAAGGAAATCCTTCTTATTATGGAAATATAAAAGATTTAATGGTTTTTTCTCCTACAAAAGCAACTATATCTGTTGCAAATCCTTTAGCTTTCCTAAATGGAGAGGCATGGGGTTCTCTAAAAGAACTATCAGTTACTCAGTTTCATGAGTTATTTACTGAACTAAGTGCCGATGGAAAGATGCAATTAATTTTTAGACCAATTCCGTTTGCAATTGATAAAACAAAATATCCTATTTTAGCTGAAAATATAACTAAGTTTGTGGATTTAGAACCGAAAATAACAGTAGAACCAATTGATGTCATTACTTTTGATTTAGGAAAAGATGACCATACCAGACATAATCATGTAATAGTAAATATAGCTCCTAACTTATTTGGGGCTAACACAAACGTCGGTTGGATGGCTTCCCAGAAACCCGATGCTCATGGAAATCTTCCTTATCCAATTCAAAATAGAGATTCTATAACTAGATATGGATTTAGACCAATGCATACTGATATAAACTCACTTTCGCCTAATGCTATGGGTTCTGAGCAAAAAGAAAAGAAAACAGATAAAAAAATAAAAAGTGATATTCAGGCTAATTTTGATACAACAGATTGGGTAACAACTATCAAGGAATACAATGAGATTCTTTATGATTATTGGGGTCGTCTAATTTTTCTTAACTCAGGTTCATTAAATAAAATGGGCAGTAATGATGTTAAGATAGGAATATTACTTCAATTTTCTGAGTCAGTTCCTTATGTATCAAATAAGTTATTCTACATAGAACATTATACTGATACTTATTCTATAGATGAAAAAGGTACAGGAACATGGGTTCAGAGTTTACAGATTACTCGTGGTGGAGATGAGCAATCTTATAAAAACGGAACTGACGTAGCTTCTGAAGACTTTTCAGGTAGATATTCTACATATAAACAGGAAGGAGAGTATACTCCGGATAAGGAGAAATAATTTATGTTAGTTTCTGATGGTTCAGCCATATCTGCTAATTATCCTTCTCAGGGAAGTACCTATCAGCCTATAGATAATCGTCTATTTAGAGCTATGGTTATTGATGTGGATTATGTTGGAAGTCCGAATAACATAACAAATAATACCGAGAATCCACAATTAACTTATACTGTTCTGATACTTGGTGGAATTTTAGAAGGTCAACGAATTACAAATTGCATGGTATCTTCTCAATATGGCGGAATGTATAATTATCATGAAAGAGTTTTCAGGAAAGCTAGTAAACCTCTTACTCAGACTTTACTCAAAGACCAAGATGGAGATGTTGTTCTGGTTCAGTTTTTACAAGGTGATACTTCTTGTCCACAGATTATGGGGGGTGCTCCTAGTCCACGAGATTATAATAAAACAGGTGCTACTAAGGAAGATGGTCCAAGGGTAGTAGAGCAGTACAATGGCGTTTATTCTAATATAAATAAAGACGGGGAATATAAATTACATCGTAAAGGCGGAATGTATGATTCTGACAAAGATTATTTTATACCTTCCGATGAAAGTGAATATTCTGGTTCTAGCATACTTCCTGCAAGATTGGAAATGCTTGCAGATAAAACCGTTCTGGATGGTGGGGATAAGATAGCGATAGGTGCAAATGGAATTGAGCTTTTACATAAAATATCAGACCAGTTAGCTCAACTAAATACCCTATTTACGGCGGCTGCAAGTCATACTCATGATAAGGGAGATTTTGTCCTTTCTTCTGGAACAATAGTAAGCGGAGCAACAGGTGCTCCAAGTTCTGCTTCTGCGTGGACAACTGCTGCCTCTATTATGCAAACTATTCAAACAGCGATTGACTCTATAAAAACGACCCTTTAATTGATTGTTAAGTATCTAAATTTATTACTCTTTTTCTTATTATTAATCCAATTATTTTGAATGATTAGGCTCTATCTATGCTATAATTATAAATAGATTGATATGGGAGATTTTTATTAATGGCTATTAACATCTCAAAATTGTATAATGATATAAAAGGTTCAATAAAGAATCTTACAGGACTGTCTCCTAATATGGGTGATATGTATCCTAAAGATTCTAGTCTCAAAGACATCCAAAGTAGCATAATTCCCGAAAACTGGAAAAAACTACCTTTTCCTTACACTTTTAGTGTTCAGAATGTAAAAATGCAAGGAAATTCTCCATTTGTGGATTTTGAACTACCTTTAGCTCCTTCTAAGATATCTCAAACTGAAGATTTTGCAATTTCAATCAAATCTACTCAAGGTGGAACAGTTGTATCTCATTCTGGTAATAAATATAAAAGTCTTCAGATATCAGGTACTACCGGAATAGCTCCTTTTAGGGGTACAGGTGGGGTTGACAACTCAACTGGACAAGCTATTCTTCAACCAAACGACCTAAAACATAAAAGCGGATACGAAGTATTTTTAGAGTTAAGAAACTGGTTTAAAACTTATTATGAATGGAAAAAACTAAATAAAGACGCTAATGTAAAAGATTCTCGTCTTATTTTTAAAAATTATAAAGATGGCGAATGGTTAATCGTAGAATTACTTTCATTTACCATGGATAGACAGGCTGGTAGACCTTATCTTTATGATTATAACATGCAATTTAAGGTGTTAAAACACTTTGAATTCTCTACTCCATCTGCAACTATTGATTCTTTCTCTAAAACCATAAATGGAGCTTTGGATAAATTAAATAATGCTAGAGGAACCTTTTTAAGGTCTCAAGAAATAGTTAAACAAATCGAATCTACTTTTGATGGCGTTTTACTCGAACCTATTAGAAAAATCGGTCTAGTTCTTAGGTCTGCTATTGGACTATCTTACTCCCTTGCTGATTTACCTAAAAATATTGCTCAATCTACTTTATCCATTCCTCACACAATAAGCATAATGAATGGTTTAAAACAAGAACAAACTACTACTAGAAATAAAGTTGATAATTCTCCTAGAGCAACTTTAATTAGAGAAACAACTTTTCCTGCTGATATCGAAGAATCTGTTAATAGAGATGGAATTGCTGTATTATATAATTTAGGCGAAACTATTACTTTAGTATCATCCTCTACTTTACCCGAAACTTCCAGAGTTGGATTACTTGCTGATATTGAAAGTTCTTCTGCTCTTCCTAGAAGTTACTATTTAGACACTTTAGATAATTTAATTAGAATGAGACAGAATGCTGAAGATATGTTTAATCTTGGAGATACTGACTACGATACTTTATTTGATAGAACTTCCACAATTACTGCTGACCCTTCTAAGATAATTACAGAAAACGAAATAGATGTTCTTAGTGGATTCAATGATGCCATAGATGCTATTATAGATTTACTTAGCACTCAAGACTTATTTAAGAATACTTATGACAAACAGATAAAAGACATAATGGATAGTTTTGATAAAGGTGAGTTAAAGCTTCAGTCTACTAAAAGTGTAAAAGAGATTACCTTATCTGCTGGAACTGATTTAGAGAGATTAGCTCTTAACTACTTGGGTGATTCGGCTAGATGGCCTGAGATTGCGGAATTAAATAATTTAGAATCTCCATTTGTGACTCAAGATGTAAATACTACTTATGAACATGTGGCTGTACCTGGCGATAAGCTATTAATTCCAGTTTCATCCTCATTTGGAGATAATACAACTCCAGATGTTATAGATATTCCAAGTACAATTGATTTATCTTATTTAGAGAAAAAGTTGGGAACAGATTTAAGACTATCTCCTGATTTTGATTTATGTTTAGGTAACTCAGGTGATTTAGAAGTTATCTCCGGTGCAGAAAATATGGGTCAGCAAATCGTTTTAAAGATTTCTTATGAAAAAGGCGATTTATTAAATTACCCTATGGTTGGTTCTAATTTAGTGGTTGGTTCTAAAGTAAAACCTTTAAGCATAATGAAAGATGATTTAATTAGAACTCTTAGACAAGACCCTCGTATTTCTAAAGTTACAAATGTGGCAATAGTTCAAGATAATTCGGCTTTTTATATTACCTTTAATGTTTATGTGAAAAATATTGATATGCCTATACCGATGACGTTAGGGCTTTAGGAGATTAAAATGGGAAACTTTCAACTTAAAAGTCAGAAGCAGATTCAATCTGCAATGCTAAAAAAGATTATGGCATTGTTATCTATTAATGATATTAATGCAGGGTCTGCTATAGATAGACTAACTTTTGCGGCATCACAAGAAGATTTTGCTCAATACGTTCAAATGGCAAAAATTCTTAGACTTGTAGATGTTGACAATATGAAAGGAACTGATTTAGATAATTATGCTTTTAATTTTGGAATAACAAGAAATGCAGCATTAAATGCTAGTGGTGTAGTAACTGTTCAACGTGCAAGCACTTTCGTAAAAGTATCTACTAATTTTTATTCTGGATTAACTGCTCCTATAGCTGGAGATACTACAATTAACGTAATAGATGCATCTAGTGCTTTATATTCAACTGCTGGAACTTTGATTTTAGGAAGAGGAACTTCTGTGGAAGAAGAAGTTTCCTATGTTTTAGCTCCTGTAAATAATACAAATTATTATACATTTACTGTAACTTCTGGTTTAGCATACAATCATGCAGTTGAAGAAACTGTTATTTTAAAACAAAATACAGATATAACTATTTTAGCTGGGAGCGTTTTAAGAGTTCCTGCTACTTCCGTATCAACTGTAATAAACTATTCCGTAGACGTAGATTCTACTCTTTTAGCTGGAGAAGCAGAACTTATAAATGTTCCTGTTACTGCAATTATTGCAGGTACTTCTGGAAATATTCCAGTAAATGCTATTAATGGTACAGATGCTTTTGCATCAGCTCCTTTTTCAGGTGCTCGTGCGAAAAACGAAAGTAAATTTTCAACAGGTAAAGATAGAGAAACTGATGATGAACTAAGAGATAGAATTAAAACAGCAATCCAAAGTTTATCTAAAGGAACAAAACAAGCTATTCTAAATGCAATAGTAGGTTTAATTGATGTGGATTCTGCTCAACGAGTTGTTTCTGCTAATGTTATTTTACCTTTAACTACCGATGCTCCTGTAAAAGTTTACATAGACAATGGACAAGGTTTTGAACCTTCTTATGAATCTCTTGGTTATGAAGAAATTATAGATTCTGCTACAGGTGGCGAAACTAGATTACAATTAGATTTATTTCCTCTAGTAAAAGCTCAAGTGGAAACTAATGTGGCTGAGACTTTTGACTTTTCAGCAGGAACTAAAACTCTTTCCTATACTGTAGGATTGGATTCTGAAACTATTTCCATATTTACTACTGATTTTGAATTCTCAGATGCAGCTACAGCAGAAGAAGTTGCTACTGCAATAAATGCTAGAGCTACATTAATTGAAGCTAGAACTTCACAATCTGGAACTAAAGTAGTTATAATGGCTAAAGCTGATGTAAACGAAGAAATGCAAGTTACTGGTGGAACTGCAAATACTATCTTAGCTTTTCCTACTGATAAAGTGTACACATTGTTATTATATGTCGATTCTACGCTACTTTCTAAAGATGGCGAAACAGCTTATGTGGATTCCGCTAATTCTGCTTTATATGATTTAGCTTCAATAGGTGCTTTTCCTCAGACTCTAACTGTTATCGTTGATGGTAAATCTGCAAATCCCCAAACTGTTACTTTCCAATCAGCAGACTTTGTAAGTACAACTTATGCTACTACAGATGAAGTTTGTGACATTATAAATGCTCAATTAGCAGGTGCTACAGCTACTTCAATAGATAGCGATAGCAAAATAAGAATTCAATCAAATAAAAGTTTAAGTTCTTTATCTAAAATCGAAATTACTGGTGGAACTGCAAACGATGCAGCATTTGGTTTTAATTTTCCTACTTCAGAAGTTGTTGGAGCAAACAAAGATTATACTTTAAATAAAGAATTGGGAACTATAGAATTAAAGACCCCTCTTACTGTAACTCAAAGCGTAAATGTAGGACCGCTTTATACTAGAGCTTTTTTGAGAGCTTCTATTGCAGAAAGTTATTTATTAGTAAACGGACAAACTCTGGTAATATCTGTGGATGGCGGTGCAAATCAAACTATTACTTTTACTGCTGCAATAGCTGGTGTAAAAACTGCTGCTGTTACTGCTGCTTTTATTAATACTTTATTAGTTGGAGCTACTGCCTCAGTTAGAACAGTTGAGGGAGTTAATTATTTAGAAATCACATCTAATTCTTACACCGCTTCTGTTGGTTCTATTGAAATCAAAAGTGCTTCCACTGGAAATACTCCATTTGGTTTTACTTTAGATTCTGCTGCAACAAATCAGAAAGCATTTAAAGCTTTTAGATTAAGTGCTGCTGGACCTTATGCTTTTACACTCAGTGATACTTTAGTTGCAGTTATTGATGATGATATTACTAATAATACTTTCTCAGTTCCAATGTATTATGGTGGAACAGTAACTACCGGAACATCTTCTACTATCTTTAAAGCATCTGCTTTTATGAACATATTTTTAGCTAATGATGTAATTAATGGTTTTTATGCTGCATTTACAAGTGGTGCAATGACTACAACTGGAAGCGGTACAGTTACGACAGTTTCCGCAGGTTCAGGTTACATGCAATATGACTTCAGTGCTACCCCTACTAATATGTCAGATTTTGCTGCTGGCGATGTTGTTACTTTTAGTGGAATGGCTAATAGCGAAAATGATGGAGATTTTATAATAACAGCTACAAATAATACAACTTATGTTAGAGTTATAAATGCATCGGGAATAGCTGAATCTGCTTCTACTGGAACAATAAAAGTAGGACAAAGAAGACCTATAGCTGATTATAAAATTGCAGACGGAGAAATAACAGTTACTGGTGCTTTAAGAGCTACCCCTTCAATTAATGATACTTTTGTAATAATGCCTTATACAATTTCTAATTTAGTTTACTTTATGAATAATTTAAGAGTCACATCATTAAGTCTTAAGGCTAATGTTGAAGCTGCAACAAATGGGACAAAGTTACAACTTAGTTCTAAGTTAAATGGTTCTGAGGGTTATGTTCAGATTACTGGTGGGAATGCAAATTTAAAATTAGCATTTTTAACTGCTTCTTATCGTGGACTTCAGGCTTATAATTATTATACTGGATTAACTAAAGTTGTTCATCAAACTATTTATGGCGATGATACCGATTTAGTTAGTTTCCCTGGGATAGGAGCTGCTGGCATCCAATTCCAAGTTCTTGCACCTACAGTTAATGAAGTTTCTTTAGATATCTTAGTAACTCTAAAAGAGGGCTTAGTAGTAAGTCAGGTTTCCAATGAAATTTTATCGCAAACAACTGGATATGTCAATAGCTTGAAAGTTGGAGAAGATTTAATTTTAGAAGAAATAAGAGCTGCTATTATAACTAATGTTTCAGGTGTTACTGATGTTAGTATTGTAATTCCTTTAGTTAATGTATCTTGTGCAGACAATCAGGTAATAAGGACGAGAAGTAGTTTAATTTCTATAGGATAATGGAGTAAGAAATGGGCGATAAATTACAAAAATATTATAGAAGTATCCCAAAGATATTTAAACCTGAAACAAATCCGGTTATAAATGCTTTAATTCAGGGATTCGCAGAAGCAGATGAAGAGATTTGTACTCAATTAGCAAACTGCAAAGCTCAATTATTTGTGAAAACAGCAAGCGGTCAATACTTAACTCGTTTAGCTGCATCCCAAGGGGTAGAGAGACCTCAAAATTTGGGTATTTCCGATGAGATGTACAGAAACCTTGTTCCTAACTTATCGTTGAAATCAAGGCAAATACGCAAGACTTTTTATGACACAATGGATGTATTTTGGGGAGTTCTTTATAGTAGAGCAAATGTGACTTCTTTAAATTACGCACCATTCAATGTTTCGACAAATGATAAAATAAGTATTTCTATAAATGGAGCAACTGCTCAAGTTATAAAAGTTTTAGCTGGGGATTTGGTATCTAGTGGAGCCGCTACTGCTGCTGAAATGATTACAATATTAAGCAGACTTAAAAAGGGAACTCCTTCAATAATAACTGATGAGATAACTGGAAAGGAATATATCAATATCAGAACAGATGCAGTTGGAATGGTTGGTTCAGTTGAAGTTGTTACAAGTTCAATGCTCGGTTCTTCTAAATTTGACCTTCCTGTTGGAAAATATGAACTTTGGCAACAATCATTAAGAACGGTAATTTATGAAATAAATCCAAATGAAATTACAATTGAAATTCCTGCTGCAATAAATATCTTAGATGATAGTTTACTTAACTCACATCACATACATGCAGATGCTACAATAGAATCTCCAGTTGCTCCAAATAATGGAGTATGGCAGGGTTCCTTTATAAATAATCCATCCACAGGTTATAATAATAAAACTGTATCAAGTCAGAAAGCAAAAATCCAACAACTTATAAAAAAGGGTGAAGTTAGGACGTATGTTAATGTGGATGCTACTACTTCTTTTGAGGAAACAACTGGAGAATTGATATTTGATTTTGGAATGAGTACAGAAGAGTATCCGGTTAAGTATCGTGGAATTCAAGCTGGTAATGTGGTACTTTTAGACCCTTCCTATGTTTTTCAGTATGTGCATCAAATTGATAGCACAATAAACGTTCTAACAACTGGAACTGGAACAGAGTATAATATTTATATACCAAGTGTTATAGACGCACGAACTATAATACAAACTATATTAGAAAGTTTGGCAGCAGCAGGAGTTATTGTAAATTTTGTGATAATGACTGAAGATTATAAATACATAATAGAAAATCCTTATTTATAGGAAAGGGAGATTGAGATGATTTTAAAGAGAGTAAAATTCCATGTTAATGAAAGACTGGATTTAGATGACATTAATAGCTTGGAAGGCTATTGTCGTGCTGATTCAAATTATTGGCATAAACAGATGTTCTCTGCTGAGAATTATATAGTTAAGGGATTTGCTGTAACTGGTATAGGTGCTGCTTATGCTACAGTAGATACCACTAACGGTACTATCCTGCATGGAGAAAATACAGGAGATTATTCTTATTATATTTCACCGGTTGCAACTACTACTATGACGATTCCTGCTTCATCATTAACTGCTAGTTCTCGAAATTATGTAGAATTTGAATTATCTGAAGTTGCTGGAACTCCTGCTTCAAGAGTTCTTTGGGATAAAACTGCAAATAGCGGAGATGGTGCAGAATTTACACAAACTGTAAATACGGCTACTTCTTTAAGTCTGGGAACTCAAGTTAATACAACTGCTTTTTCCGGAGATGCCGATTTAATTCCTCTTTGTTATATTGATGTGAATGCAGGTGGTCTAATCACTGCAATTACAGACCAAAGGAATTTATTTTTTAGAACAACTAATCCTTCAATAGCAAGTTTTGCTATATCAACTGATGATTCTGAAATTAAAAACTTTAAGAATTGGATGGATGCTATCACAAATGAAATCAAAGCAATGAAGGCATCTACTAACTGGTATGATACTTTTAGTCCTGCTGGAGTTGTAAATTCAGGTACTGCTGGAAGACTTGCAATTTATGCTGGAGCTGGAAAAATAGTTGACGATACTTATGAGCAGAATTCAAATGACATAAGTGTGCAAATCGCTGCACATTCTACTTTATCTGCTGATAGATTATATACTATTCCAGATTCAGGTGCTGATGCTGATTTCGTTATGAGTGAGGGAAACCAAGCTATTAACGGAAATAAAACTTTGTATAAAAATCTAACAGTTGCACAAGTAGTTTTAACAGATGCGGCTACTATTGATGTAGATTGGTCACTAGCTAATTTATATTCTTTATTTATGGCAGATTCGAGAATAATAACTTTCAGTAATTACAACAATAGGATAATAAGACTAGCTGTAGAAGCAGATGGTGCTCATACGATAACATGGCCTACTGGAATATTGTGGGATGGTGGAAGTGCTCCTGCTCAGTCTTCAACAGCAATTGATTTATATGAATTTACTTGTATAAATGGTACAGTCTTTGGAAAAAGAGTTGCAGCTAATATAACTGGAAATTGGCCGTACGGAGTAGAGGGAGATTTACATATAACAACTGGAGTTACTTATGATATAGTAGGTGGTTCTATTCATGATTATAACGATTTAACTATAGATGCTGGCGGTAAGTTAAGAGTTACTGGAAATACGGTTGATTTTACAACAATAGGAGTAAAGGGAGTGCTTACTCTTGAGGGAACAATTGAATGTAAAAATTCAAGTGCATATGGGGTAGCTAGTACGATTACTCCTAGTAAAGTATCCATATCTAGTACAATAACTCAGAAATTATGTGGAGCCGGTGGAGCTAGCTCTGCAATTAGTGAGGCAGGAGTTAGTTTAGGTGCTATTTCGGGGGGAGCTGCTACTGCAAGTGCCGGTGGAAAGGGTGCTGGTGGTTCTGCTATAGCCGGAATAACTGGTTATGTGGCATATT